CAGCTCCCCTTCATTTGGTCTACAGCCGAAGCCTCCCACGCCACTTTACCTGCGATTTGCTGCTCTTTGAGGCTCTTCTGTGCCTTAATCTCAGTCAGTTTTAGGTCTGCTTTGGCTTTTTTTGTCTCAACGAAGCCTTTTACTGCATCTCCCACCATATTTGCGATGGGCCCTACTAAAAAATTCATCATTTTTTCTTTACTCCTTTAATTTTACCCTTGTTTATGCTTGCATAAAACACTTTTGCACCTTCTTTCTTGCCGTATGTCTTTGACATGGCTTTTTTTATCTTTTTACCCTTCTTGTTTAGGGGCATTTGCTCTTTCTCTTGCTACATTTGCTCGTAAATCTGCAATATCATAGCCTTGTTGTATTTTTTTGTCGTCTAATTCTTGTTTATATTCAAATTGGTCTTGTTTTAGGTCCTGATTTTGTGTTTTTAAAGCATTATTCATGTCCATTTCAGACTGTCTTAGCTGTAATTCTTGCTGTTTTAATAAAACTAGCGGATCAACCTGCATATCTTCCATGGCATCATTACCCTCAGCTACCATTGTCTCTGTAATTTTAATAATTTCTTGATTTATTAGATTATCTCTTTGCATTTGTAGTTTGGCTACCTCTTCAGGAGGGACTTGTTCACCAAATTGTGCTCTTAATTTCTCCGCCTCCTCAACTAATGCTTTGTCAACAGTTTGTGTTGCCAATAAAGATACATGCATATTGATGTGAGATATTAGTGACATAACAATCATAGGATTTGTAGCAATCATTTTTGAACTCATAAATGTTCTGTGTGATTTTATGTGTTGCTCATGGTTTTGTTGTGGAAAAGCTTGTAATGGTCTACCCATAATCACAACACTATGTTCCATGGCTGGGTCCATAGGTTGAGGTGGTTGAGGCACAGGTAATATTTTATCTACATCTTTTACACCTAATGCTGTGTACATTCTTCTGTATGCCTCATACATATTGTGCATTTGAGGATTAGTTTGAGCAAGTTGTAATTGGTTTTGGGCTAATGTCACTCTTTGTGACATAGAGAAAATGTTTGGATCAGATACAGGTAAAATGTCTATGTTATCATCAAAGTCTAATTGTTTAATTTCTCTTGGTCCACCTGCAACGTTGTATGGATAGACTGGTGGTAAAACAAGTTTGAAAATATTTGCTAATAATTCAAATTCTTTTTTCTGTGCATAATGTAATCTTTTATGAATAGCTGACATGACTTTTGTGCCACGCTCCATAAGTGCCATTGTTGTGCCAACCGGTGTCTGTGATTTACCTATTTCAGATAATTGCATATCTGCGACTGCAGCAAATTGCTTACCTGCTTCTACACAAAAACTTAAAAGCTGAAGTAGAATACCATCAGGGCCTTTGTAAGGTAACGGCATTAATGCTTCACGTATTATACCATTAGGTGCATCAACATCTCTAAACTCACCTGGTTGTAGTGGTTGATCATCATCTCGTATTCTTAATCCTCGTGATTTAAAACCTGCAGGTAAATTTGATAATGTTCCTGCATCTAATAACTGACGTAAAGCAGAAGTTGCAGTTCTTGTTAAACCGCCAATCATATGTATCAAGCCAAAGCCATAGAAGCCTAAACCTGGTAAAAACTTGTAATGTACAAAATACTCGTTTTTCTTTTTAAGAGCATCCTGCGGACTGTAGTTTCTGTAAACAGAAAGGACAGTATTTGAGCCTTTATCAATAGTTACTATGTACGGTAATTTTATGCCACTAGGCTCTCCAGTTTTAAAATTTATATCTTCATAACCCTCAAGATCTAGATCGGCATGAACTTCATACAGCTCTGCCATGTCGTCCATGGCATAAGTTCCCGGAGACTCACCATCAATAGAATCCTTTTTTTCTTGTAAACCGTTACCATTTGCGCCGTCATATCCTGACAGTTCAACATCTAAATAAAATCCCGAGACTTGTTTTTTTCTTAAGTCATTTAATGACATTTTTAAAACTTGTGTAATTCTTTCGCAATCATCTAAATCTGAACAACCGTATGGAACTATTACATCTTCTGCCGGTATGAATTTAGATGTTGCTCTACCTAATACTTCATCAAAATATATTTTTTTAAATGCACTACCTGCTAATGGTAATTGAAATAATAGTTGATCCATTTCAGGGTTGTAGTCTTCCATAACGTGAGTAATTTCATAGTTCATGTAATCTTTGACTCGCTCTGCTGCACTTTGTAGTTGTGGTGAATTGGCTCCAACAACTTGAGTTCGCACAGGTCCGTCTGCAGGTAAAAGTTCTACATATGCCATTGCTTGGAATTGAGTCACAGCTTGTGCTAACATTGGGTGATTTACACTAGCCGCACCTCTAAAAGGTCTTGTTCTTTCTTCATACTTAAAACCTAATAGATCTAAACCTTTTGTATAAGATTCTTCCCAATCTTCTCTAGTTGATTTATCATTATCTATCTTGTCAACTATTTCATTAGCCATGGCTTGTAGATATGACTCATCTAAAAATTCAGCTAAGTTAGAATTAAAATTTTGTTGGGGTGCTTGTTCTTCAGGATTAATAATAGCAGATCCGTCTTGTATTATTTCGACATTACGTTCTTCACGTGGTTGATCTACATCAACTTCTTGTCCTACTTGTTCTACATCTAAATCTTCACCACCACCAGGTCCTAATGCTTCATTCGTTCTATCTAGTTTTGGAAAATCCGATGTAGGATTAAACTTTTCTACCATTAATAATCTCCATAAATATCAGTAATTGAAACTAAACCATCAGAGGCAATTTTACCACCATCTTTTTTACGATATAAGAAGAAGGGCTCCTTTGCTTTCTCTGCTTCGTCAAGAACAAGCACGGGTATTTTTACTAAAGACGGATTAAATTCTTCTATGATTATAGTTGCATTTTCTGCTCTATCTGCGTCACCTAATGGTGTAAGTTGTAATCCCTCATCTTGTTTTGTTGCAAAGAATTCCATTGTTTGACCTGGTGCTATCTCTCTTCTTACAACAACATCGTTTAGACCGTAATCCTCAACGATCCGTAATATTTCATCATTTAAAAATTCGTCAACTCCTTCTCTGTTTGATGGCGAAATTTCTCGTAATAATTCAAAATCACCATCTACATTTTTACCTGTCATCTTTAGTCCTTTTTGTCCTTTGGAAGGGTCTACGATCGCTCCCTCTATAACCCGACCACCATATTTTTTAGCAATATTATTCATTTGCTGTACAGACACTTTGCTATACAGGTCATTAAACTTTTTACCAGCAGGTCCTGTCGGATCTTTATTCCAACGTTTATTGACTAACTCTCCAGTAAATATACCGACTTTGTTTATACCTCTAGCCTGTGCATCTTTTATCGTGGCTTTTATAATTAAATCAACATAATCGGCAGTCTTTTTAAAGGGCACTGGTGGAAACAACTCTATGTCGTTTGTTCTTTCGTATTGTATGTTTTCAATAGGTTTTTGAGAAAGTCTTCTTAATTCATCTGCTTGATCTGCAGTAGGAACTTGTATGCCCTTAAGGTTTTGATCTAACTCTAATGATCTATTAAGATCTAACAATTGATCTCTGAGCTGTAATTGTCTTTGGTTTATTTCAAAAATATTTTCATCTATGAAAGGTTGATTAACTTCTTTTTTTTGTCTTAACAAATCGTTTACGTTATCTTGTAATTTTAATATTTCATCTGTATACCCTGGTATTAAACTTGCACCAGCAGCGTTTGGAAAAGGTTTTATACCTTCAGTTTGTTCAAGCAGTGCTCTTTGTTCTGGCGAGACTTGTTGTGCTAATTTATCAATTGTTTGCTGCGCTTCTCGCACTTGATCCGGTGTTGAAGCAGGATTGTTTAAAATATCTCTTGCTTTTCTATCTGTGAGTTTAAGTCTGTCTAATAATGTTTTTATTCTCATCTGCTCGACACGCACAGTATTTAACATGTCTGTTTGTAATTCTTGTATAACTGCTGCTGTGCTGCCATCAGCTAACTGGTAGTCAGCAACTCTTGTAAAGGCTATAACATTAGGCTCACTAAAATGTGTGCTATTAATAAAAGGTTTACCCTCTCCTGGTATAGGTCCTGCTTGAACAATTACCTCTCTATAATTTATTCCTTGATTATCTAGTGATTGACTACCTGCATTCATGTGTTGGGATCTACCTTGATCTGGAAAACTAGGATTAGCGTTTTGTTTTACACGCATCTCTAAATTACCTGTAGGTGATGTTTCAAAATAATCTACAATTTGTTGTTTTGTTAATTTTTGATTTGGATAATACTTTTCATAATCTCTTAAGTATTGTTCTAAACCGGAATCTCTAATTTCTGCTATGGGTGCTGTGTCGCCACCTGTTAAATAATTAGCCCAGTCTTGTGGTTTTGCAGCGCCTGGTGCATTTGGACTTTGTAATTTTTCGTAAGTGAAAGATTTAAACGGAAAGTCTGATTCTTCTAGAACAGGCACAACCTCATCAAGGTTTTGATCTAATTCTCTTGGTAGAGTTGTTGGTTGTCCAATGTCTGCTTTTTTAGCTGTTCCTTTAACTTTGCCAAACAGATTAAATAATTTTAGTGGGTTAAACGCAGTCAAGTTACCTGAGTCAACGGCCTCTTGGAAAAAGTCTTGACCTTGAAAAGCAGGATCAGGTGAGAACTGTTGTTGATTAATATTCTGCAACGGATCACCGCCAATTGCCATCCGCACTGGGCCACCTTTGTTAAAATTTGTTTCGCTAAGTATTCTTGGTTTTGTAGTATTTGTAAAACCTTTTCGTGCATAAGGTGTTTCCGCAAAAGTATCTATCATATATTCTTTAGCTGTGGGTTTTCTAAAATCAACACTATACTGATCCGGATTTTTTTTATAAAAATCCATTAAATTATCAAATCTTTCTTTTTGTTTTTCTAGTTTTTGAGGATTTTTAGAACCAAGCAATATGTCACTGAATTTGTCGGATAATTTATCCTCAGGTCTATCAATTAATTTGCCGGCTGAATTTGGTTTTATATACTTGTTAATTGTTTCAATTACTTCTGGTGTTAATACTTCTTTTTTTAATCTTCTATAAGCTGCCATGCCTTTCCTAGTCAATAGCTCATTCATCTCAGCAAGCGCATCTAATCCTATTCTTGTATCTGAATCCATAGGTAAATCTAAAGGACTAATATTTCTTGCAATAGGATTTTCTCCTTTACCTAAACCCTTTTTAATTTTTTTTATTGCAAGATCTATAACGTTCTCCGCCATATTTTGTAATGCTAAATTTTCGACACCGAAGTTTGTTCGCACAAAATTAGATATTGTTGCTAAACCCCTCATACCCTTTTCAAATGTTTTGTTGGGCCCTGCAAAATCTGCCATTCTATATATGTGTGATACATGACCTGCAAAAGCTTTAGCCGCCTCGTCCACAGCTGTTACTAGGTCCTCTGCAAAATTTTTATATTTTTTTGGACTAAACTTTTTCATCTCTGCAAAAAGTTTTTCAGCTAATTCAGGATTGTTAAGAAATGTTTCTCTAAATCCACGTTTTGTATAAGCACTTAATTTTGCACTTTCTAATTGAACTTTTTTATAAGCATCACGTTGTTCTTTTGTAGCTATTCTTAATTCATCTATGTCATTGTTTAACTGTTCAATAAGTTCTTTGTTGTCCGCTCTTATTAAAGCGTCTTCTGCAATATCACCTGTGTTTGCAGATCTAATACCATATGAATCTGCAACTTGTTCAAATTGGTTAAAGTCTCGAAATAGACCTCCTCTAAATTCATCTGTGACTTTGTTGTATACATTTGCGAAACTTTCTTCTTCATTTTTTCTACCTCTAGGTATGTAATTTCTAAATTTATCTTTTATTTTTTCTTTAGGTTGTAACATTAGCTGAGATAGCTCATTGTATTCATCATCAGTAATATCATCATAAAACGATTGTTTTTTTCTACCAGCTTTTGAGGCATCTATCTGTCCTTTCAACTTACTCATTTTAAATTTTTGACCCGTTGATGGTAGAGTGATCGTGTAGTTTATATAACCCTTTTTTTGTTTTTCTGGATTAGCTTTTAAATCCTCAACTAATTTTTTTACTTCGGATTTTTTTTCTTGATTTATTAAATCTCTTTGTGATGCAATTTTTCCCTCACTTGTTGAAATAATATTATCTATTTTATTATTATTAGCCCAACTATTAACAGACACAGAATCTACATTTTCACCCTGTGCATTTAATATTTTTGCAACTTGTAATGGATAAAGAGGTTTATCACTTTCACTAGCTATCTTTTCTGCTTTTGCCATCCATGGTTTTTCTTTACCACTTACAACTCTTACAGGAATTTGTTTTTTTAAATACTCTACTGCAGCTCTAATATGATTTAATTGCGATGCCGGACGAGTCGATTCAGTTTTTAATGGTATGTTATTATTTTT